AATTGTGCAAAGCGGCACAACATCTCAAGTTAGTATCAATGCTGCTACCGGCATAACCCGTCCATTCACCGCTAACGGTGTGATGTACGCATCGTCTACAAGTGCATTGGCTACTGGTTCTGCGTTTGTATTTGATGGCACAAACGTAGGTATTGGGACAAGTTCGCCAAGCACATATGGAAAATTTGTTGTTGCTGGAGGGGACGGAAATACACAGTTTAATGTTGGAACAAATGGAGTTTTGCGTATTGCTGGTTATAACTCAACTTATAGCGGTGCATTACTTGAATCTGTTAATACTACTCAATCAGGATATTTGCCAATAACAATAAACGGGTCATATACCGTACTTGCAACTGGTGGCACAGAACGGATGCGTATTGACTCCAGCGGTAGAGTCATAATTGGCACTACCACTGCTATAACAAGTTCTTTACAAACTCTACAGTTTGATAGTGGAACTCTGAACACGGCAATTACGGCAACTTCATACGGTGTTAATCCATCAATATCTTTACGGGCAGCGGGAGGAACAGCAGCATCTCCATCTGCTACGGTTAACAATCCTATTAATATTATCGGTGGTACAACTAGTGATGGAACAACATTTTTTAATACAATTCAAATTACTGGAATAATTGAATCAACACCATCAGCGGGTAGCCACCCAACTGCTATTACATTTTCTACCACTCCGTCTGGGTCAACAAGTCGTTCTGAGCGTATGCGTATCGACTCCTCTGGTAACGTAGGTATTGGGACGAGTTCGCCATCGGCATCAGCCATATTAGACGCACAAAGCACAACCAAGGGCGTGCGAATGCCCAACATGACCACAACGCAGAAAAACGCTATTTCATCCCCTGCTGCTGGCTTAATAGTGTTTGACACAACATTGGCAAAATTGTGTGTTTACAGCGGCTCTGCTTGGCAAACAATCACTTCTGTTTAACAAAGGAAAAAACATGACTACCACAACTTGGGTTATCGAATGGATGTCTGCATCCACTACTGAAATCAACGGCTTCACTGAAGTTGTTCTGACTGCTGGCTGGCGCTGTAATGGCACAGACGGCACTTACAACGCAACGGTATACGGCTCTGTTGGATTTCCTCAACCGGAAACTGGTGGGGCATTTACACCCTACGCTCAACTGACTCAAGACCAAGTGCTTGGCTGGTGCTGGAACAACGGCGTGGACAAAACGGCTACCGAAGCAAACGTTGATGGGCAGATTCAAAATCAGGTTGATCCACCTGTTATTCAATTACCCCTGCCTTGGAGCGCATAAATGAAAGAAATTACCCTGCCGATAGATTTGGCAAACACTTTGCTGCAATACTTGGCCGCCAAGCCGTATCAGGAAGTTTTCCAAATAATTGGCGCTTTGCAACAAGCAGCAGCAGAAAAACCTGTTGAACCCGAATCTGTTGCATAATAGCGACATAAAACTGTATCGGCCCAGTAGACCGAGGAATCTTAGGATTCAGATACCATGACTGAAGAAGTCCAACAAGCCCTAGCGGAAGTAGACTCCGCGCCAACCACGGATGTGACGGCCACACCTAAAGTTGCTGAAAGTACGCCGGAAGTAACCGAAGCCAAATCATTCTCGCAAGAGGAACTTGATGCAGCTATCGGCAAACGCCTTGCAAGAGAGCAACGTAAGTGGGAAAGAGAACAAGCACAACGTCAGTCTGAACAACAGACGTTGAGAGCAGCCCCGACAGCCACCGCTGACCAGTTTGAGTCAACTGAAGCCTATGCAGACGCATTGGCCCTTCAGAAGGCAGAAGAACTGATCGCCAAGCGTGAAGCCGCCAAGCAGCACTCGCAGGTTCTTGAGAGTTATCACGATCTTGAGGAAGAAGCGCGGAGCAAATACGATGACTTTGAACAAGTCGCCTACAACCCCAAGCTACCAATCACCAACGTAATGGCAGAAACGATCCAGTCTTCGGACATTGGGCCTGAGTTAGCGTACTACCTCGGGTCAAATCCAAAAGAAGCAGATCGCATCTCACGCATGACGCCCTTGAGCCAGGCGAAGGAAATCGGACGGATCGAAGCCAAATTGGCCGCTGAACCTCCGATGAAGAAAACAACATCTGCGCCAGCGCCGATTTCGCCAGTTACCGCCCGATCCTCTGGATCACCGGCACATGACACTACGGACCCACGGTCTATCAAGACCATGACAGCCTCGCAGTGGATTGAAGCCGAAAGGGCACGACAGCGGAAGAAGTGGGAAGCACAGAACCGCTAACTCTCTTAAGATCGGGTACAGTGATTACCTGAAATTAGGAGAATTGAAATGGAGAGTAACAATTTAGATTTGACGGTTGAAGAACTGAAGCGGCAACGCAACAGAGAAGCATCTGTTAGATATAGAGAACGAAATCGTGAAAAGTTCAATCAGCGTATGCGTGATTGGCGGGAATCAAACAGGGAGAAATCCCGTGAACATGCCCGCGAATGGCGTAATCGTAAGATTGCGAATGGAACACCAGAAGAAGTCGCTGCAATTCGAGCGCATGAATCTGCAAAAACCAAACGTGCTCAAACGATATGTAGAAATGCTGTATTTGCTGCTTATGGTGGCTATACTTGTAACTGCTGCGGTGAAACTGAATCATTGTTTCTTTCGATAGATCATATAGACAATAACGGCGCAAAAGAACGTAAATCGGGTTTGTATTCAGGCTCAGGATACAGTTTTTATCGTTGGCTTAGGAAGTCAGGCTTTCCGTCTGGTTACCAAGTATTGTGTATGAACTGTCAAGTAGGGAAACATAAAAACGGCGGCGTTTGTCCTCACCAAACAACTTTGACTTCTTAAAGGAAATTATCATGAGTAATTCGATTCTAACGATCGATATGATCACCCGCAAGGCTTTGGAAATATTGGAAAATAACCTTGTAATCACCCGCAACGTGAACCGCCAGTATGACGATTCTTTCGCTGTTGAAGGCGCAAAAATCGGTTCTACACTGCGTATCCGTTTACCCGACCGCGCTCTGGTAACTGACGGTGCTGCCCTGCAAGTTCAGGACGACAACGAACAGTACACCACTCTGACTGTGGCCAGCCAAAAGCACATTGGTGTCAACTTCACATCTGCTGAATTGACCATGCAATTGGATGACTTCGCAGAGCGTGTCTTGAAGCCTCGTATCAGCCAGTTGGCCTCAAGCATTGATGCTGACGTTGCTAACTGCTTCAAGACTATTGGTAACTCGGTTGGCACTCCTGGCACTACGCCTTCAACTTCTTTGGTCTTGTTGCAAGCCCAGCAGAAGCTGAACGAAAACGCCGCTGTAATGAACCCACGTTACGCCACCGTCAACCCTGCCGCTAACGCTGGTTTGGTTGAAGGCATGAAAGGTTTGTTCAATCCTACCGACACCATCAGCAAGCAGTTTAAGAACGGCATGATGGGCACTGGCGTGTTGGGTTATGACGAGATCAACATGTCTCAGTCGATCAAACAGTTCACCACTGGTTCGCGTGATGCTACTGCATCTACCACGGTTGGCGCTACAGTGACTTCTGAAGGTTCTTCTACTGTAACCTTGTCTCAAGGTTCTGTAACTACTACCCTCAAGGCCGGTGATGTGTTTACTATTGCAGCTTGCTTTGCTGTAAACCCACAAACCCGCGAAACCACTGGTTCGTTGTTCCAGTTTGTGGCTTTGGCTGACGCTACTGCTGTGTCCGGCACTTGGACTGTAACTGTGGCTCCCATGTACTCCGCTGCTCACGCATTGGCTACCATGACCGCTTTGCCAGTATCTAGCGCTGTTGTGACCTTCTTGGGCACTGCATCTACTGCTTACGCACAGAACTTGGTTTACCACAAGGACGCTATCACGTTCGCTACTGCTGACCTCTTGCTCCCACAAGGTGTTGACATGGCTGCTCGTGCAGTTCATAACGGTATCAGCTTGCGTGTTGTTCGTCAGTACGACATCAACAACGACCGTATGCCTTGCCGTATTGACGTTCTGTATGGCTTTAACACCATTCGTCCACAGATGGCTTGCCGTCTCTGGGGTTAACCAATTCTTTTTTAAAGGAAAAATATCATGGCATTACCTAATGGCGCAGGCGGTTACCAAGTTGGTGACGGCAACCTGTCAGAAGTTCAAATTCGCACCCAAGCTACCCCAGCTACGGCAACTGTCACGGCAACGTTGACAACTGCTCAAGTTCTGAATGGTA